GAGTTGTGAGCCGTATCCATAAATAGAAATGTTGCGATCAGCCACGCCCCATGACATTACTTGATAAGGTAACGGTGAGCCGATTGAAACGCCGGGTGCAGGTGTCGTGATCGGTTCGATATGGGAGAGATAGGTAAACGAATTTGCATTCGGCACGGTATCAATGCGGAATACGCCGGCATACCCGCTCGCGCCAGCCAGATTTAAATAAATGAAGTCACCAACGGCGCGACCGTGGTTGGTATAATTCACGGTGATGACATTGCCGGCGGCAGTAACAGAAGAAGGCTGTTTTGCAACCCCAAGTTTTACTAATTGATTGACCGCGTCGTTGATCAACCACGAGTCATTTGTGCCGCTGGCCATCGTCGGCTTGAACTTTGGATTGAGTACGAGTGTGGTATCGCTGTAAATAATGCTACGACCCGAGAAGTAAATATCCCCTTGTGCGGACACAATAACGAGGCCGCGATTGGCTAATGCTGCTTGTAGCGCTGACGTGTTAGCGGCGGCATTGGCCGCACCAGGAATCAAGGTTGGCTGGGAAAAACTGTTGGCGCGAAGACCGTTGCTCAACTGTAAAAGTTGACGCTGCAAGCTGTCGGCTTCGGGCGCTTGACCGATTGTGTTACTCACGGGTTAACCCTCTTCTGTCCATTCCAGTGTAACGTGGAGATTCATCCCTGCCGGGACGGCGTTACCGCCAAAATTTACAGCAATTGATTCGTTTGCGCCATTCAGAACGATTGGTTTGACTGTTCTATTGGCAAAATCCCACGCTTCTGTCTGGCCGGACACTGTATTGCTACTCGGTGCAGGTAAACCCAAGTGGTCCGACCTAAATAAGTTACCGCTACCCAAACCCGACGGATTGACGCTATAGCTCGACGCCGTGGCCGATGGTGCTGGGTCCAAACTATCGTGTTGACACGCGGTCAGTGTGGCTTTCGTACCACCGGTGTTCAATGTAGTCCGCTTGTAAAAATACAAATTAACTGAGCTACTTGCTGTTGCGGTACCACTGGCTCTAATTTTAGTCAAGGTTACTTTTTTACCAGCAACACCTTGTAGTATTAAAAAATCTGTGGCCGTAGCTGCCGGAGTGAAGTCAGCCAATACCGCCGAATAGCTCGCCTTGGAGCTACCCACCTCGACTAATTGTTCGTTGCTCGACTGAGGCAGCATAATTTAGCCTCTCCCCGGCTGACCGGGCATTTGGTCAGGACCGATAGCCCCAGCCGGCTGTTGAACTAATTTTGGGCCTGCAGGCTGCGCACCGGGGCGCGGCGTACCGGCAACCCCTGGCGCTGCGCCACCGGGGATACCCGGTTGACCCGGCTGCGGCTGTTGCGCACCCATCGCCATTTGGCGTTTCTTTTGCAACTGCTGCATGTGCGCTTGCATGTGATTGCGTGCCAAACCCATCGGATCGCCGGTAAGTTTGGCTGCCCGTTGGTGTTCTTGCAAATGCGCCGCGTCATCGTCGCCTTCGTGAACGTCCACAATGAAACCGTTGACGAGCATTTCGTCTTCCATTTCAGGCGGCAACGTGTACTTGTTGCGATCATCGATGAGGATGCGCCCACCCAGCTCCGCGCCGAACACATTGTCGGTCAGCACTTCGAGAATGGGGGTGATATCGAGTTTGCGACCGTTGAGCTGTTGCGGTGGGATGCCGCGCAACACGTTCATGGTGGCGATCTGCTGCTGCATCCGTTGCATGTTGAGCACGTAGTCCGTACCACACCATTGGAAGTCGTAACGCTCGCCCCATTGCTGTGGCTCGATCTCCTGCATCGACGCCTGTACGCCGAGTTCGCCACGGGTGACGATGGTCAACGCCTCATCGCGGAACTGGCAGTCGTACTCGAACATGCGCTCGATAACCGGGTTGAGAATTTCTTCCTCGCAGCGCTCCGCGTGGTCGAGAATGGGCACCGATTGCTCTTGCTGCTGGGCACCCATCGCGCCGGCATTTTTACGGCCGGCAGGCATTTGCCCCATCATCATTGGGTTGACTTCGAGACTCTCGTGTATCTGCGCCTTGATGGACTGACACATACCGACCGAGTCTTTCCAGAGCTGCGGGAAGCTGGCGAACTGTGTGCTGTTGGGGTCGGTCGGCCACACGGCAGCGAGCCCGAACACCATCATGGCGTAATTGGGGTTTTTATCGGGGTCGGTCATCACGATGGGTAGCAGCGAATACATCGCGCTATCCTGGCCCATGTTCCAGAAGTCGTTAAGGTTCCATTGCATCCATTTGACGGCTTCAATCTTGCTGACGCCTCGGAAGGAACCTTGAATACGATCGACTGGCGCCGAGATTGTGGGGCGTTTCTGCCCCCACTGTGGCGCCTTGATGATCCCTAAAATCTCGCTCTCGCCGGCGTAGTAAATGTAAGCGAGCGACTTTTTGCCTTTCTCGAACTCCAACCGTGCTGTGGCTTCAAATACCAATAGGTGCTTGTCGGTGCCGTCGGTTTTCACACCGGCCTCGCTGGCGCGCGCCTTAGTCGGGTTGATCTTTTCCTTGGTCTTTTTGCTATCCATCCAGTCCGACACATCGGTGTCTTTCCCGATAATGAAAATACCGTCGTCGACCATTTTCTGGACTTGATCTTTGCTCAACCGCAATTTCAGCGAGACAACGTCGGCCCGCTCGATATCGTTGCAGGTGGGCGGGATGACAGCCAGGTCTTCCGTCGCGAAGTCCGTGACCGTTGGGCCTTCCTCGATAATTTCCTGATCATCTAACACGTCCTCTTCATCGCTCGGGTCGTAGGCTTCGCCTTCCAACCCCTCAATAATCGGGTTACGTTTGATCATACCGCTGACGTTGCGCACATCGCGCAGCCAGTCCACGTACAGGTTCCATTGGCCGGTCACATCGCCGGCAATGTACATGGAGCGGATAGTGGATTTGAGTTTGGTCTTGCGAATGTAGTGCTCGAGCAAAGCAAGTTGTGGATAGGGGCGCTGCGAGTCGGTGCCGACGGCATCCACATGCTTGTATTTTTGCGGGAAGTTTTGCTTGAGCGCACGCTTGGCTCGGGCGTTGATGGCATCGCGGACGACGGGCACGTAGCATTTGCTGTTGCCCTGGTACATCTGATTGTCGTCAAACTGCGCGTTGTAAATGTTCCAATATTCTTTGCAGCCTTCGTCGGCTTCTTCCGCATTCTCGTAGGACTTGACGATGAGCGGGTAAAATTTCAAACACTTTGTATAAATGTCGGAGTCAGGCCGATCGGCCCAATTCTCAATGACCTTCTCTTCCGTTACTTCCTCGGGCGCCTCTTTGACCTTTTTAGCTTTAGCCACGCGATAAAGCACTCATGTAAGGAACACCGTTGGTATTAGTTGCATTGGGTTTGAAGTTATTACCGGCAGTATCCTGCTTATTTATAGCGTAGGTCAATACCTCAAGCGCTTCCATTAATGTGCGCGCAGAATTGCGCTCTGGCTCGGGAGCACGCTCGCCGTTGGGCTTGAGCGGCCAGTTGTAACCGCTGGCGAAGGCTTGCATGGTGCCGCGTGCCTGACTGTCCACGGTGAGTAATCGCTTACCCCTCATTTCCGTGCGCAGTTGGGTGGAGAGTGAACCTCTCGCCATGACAATGTGATCGCCCGTGGCCGGCTTGAGTTGCGCCTGCTTTAGCGCAGCGATGAGTGGATTGCGGCCAACCTGTTCAGCAATATCGGCTGGCACCCATGCTTGAATAGCTCGACCTGGATAGGCTGCGCGTAACATCATAGCCACCTCGGGGATGGCCTCGTTCGGCATCAGTGGCGAGTTCCAGTCTCGCAAGACTGTAATAAACGGTCCATCGAGCGACACCAGGACGCAACACGTTTCACTTCCGGTGGCATTAGCACCCAGCAGGAGTGTAGCGGATCTTGGTACGGGCGCAGTGTCCCGAATGTTATGTTGAGAGAAGTCACCGTATACAGCGACGCCGGAAAATACTCGTTGAGCGTACGCAAGGGCATTGATCACATCCTTTTTACCGGTAGGGAAGTTGAGCAATTGGCTGACCAACTGGGGGTGCTTGCTGCGCCCGCCAATGAGCACAATGTCGCCACCCATAAAGAAGGGTTTAAGTCCCATGATGAATTGAATTTTATCCCTGTCCTGCGGCGCGTTCAACAACTTGAGCTTTAGGGTTTTACCCAGCCGTAACATCTGCGCGCGCATAGGCTGCAGCAGCCAGTTATCCAGCGAGTTTTTCTCAATAGCCACTTCCGCGTCGTCAAACTCCTCCGCCAGATCAAAAGCCCCGTTGACAATCTCATCCGGCTGCCAAAAGCGCCCCCCACTGGCGTGCACAAAGATGCGCGAGCCGACGCGACTGACCACCACAAAGCCGGTATGGTCCGACTTGGTTGGATCAGCGGTGCGAGCCGGGTCCATGATGACGATCCGCGGTGAGTAGGCTTGCGGCGCCACCTCCTCGAAGGAGAGCATGGATTCTTCGAACGGTTTACCCGCAGCACCGGCTGCAATGAGCATGTACTCCTGCATGAACTCACGCAGCATCCCCTGCTCCTCGAACCGCGCTTTCTCCGCTCGTATCCACTCCATCGGATAACGCTCGGGCCAGAGGGATTGTGCTAACGGATCAGCCGGGTCGCGATCACAAATGGGGAACTTACCGCCCGTCCAGTTGGGCGAGTTCTGCGCCCGCACGATCATGCAGTCGTCGGCCAAGGGGGTGCCAGTCATCCGTATTTTCCGATTATCTTTATCCATCGCCGGCAATAGCTGCTTATAGAGCTTGCGCCAGTTCTTATCCACCGTTTGCGTGTCGCGCACCCTTTCCTCCGTCTCGATATCATCCAAGTAGGCGCGATCGGGCCGGTGATCCAGATGGAGATAACCGCGAATTTCCTCCTCCCAACCGTGCGCTTCAATACACACATTGTTGCCGAGAATTAACTTATTTTCCGTCGCGGTCTTGCTCTGCTGCTTCCCAAACAGATGCGCAATGGAAAGATTGGTTAACAGCTCGTGCTTCATCCCTGCGATGCGCTGGCACGCCTTGGTGTAGGTTTCCCCGAAAATTAGCGCGTAATGGAAATTACCGAACAACGCTTCGAGCAGAATAAATTCCTCGGCTACCGTGGTCTTCGCACCCTGACGAAACGCCTCGATCACAACGAACTCGTCCATCGAACGCCACAGATCGGTCATATCGATGTGGAACTGAGGGCTTACCTGCTTGTGGCGGTGAGGGAAGATCACAGCGCTGGCGAGTGCGCGATCCTCATTGAGTTCCTTGAGCATGTGGGCTGCGTCGGACATTTCAGGTTCCTTGGGTGGCGCTGGTGAAGGCTCGGGTGGCACTGGTGAAGTATGAGTTGCGTTAGGTAATTTTACGAACCTTTTTTCATGCGCGGCTCGGAGAGAGGGGTCGCCACTTCGATCGCCCCCGTCCGTCCCCACCCCCAGGGGGCCCCGAGTTACCTTTCGCTTCTTCCTTCTACTATATGCACCCCGCGTATCGATCGCCCCACCCCCACCAGGCGTACCCCTATTCGCGCAGGACGCGACACCCCGCGCACGTTAGGCCCCGCAGTAGCCGTCGTGTAATTACGCCAAGGGGGCGGAGGGGTACTGCAATAGGATAATAGGTACTGCAATGCGTGCGTCGGGTGGCGCTCAGTAATTTATAGTAATTTAGCGCGTACCTCTACTTGCGAGGAATCCACACGATTGGGCGACCATCGCCCCCTATTTCCCGCCCAGTAATTTATAGTAATTTATTACCACGATAGGTTTTAGCTATAAGGCGCGAATTGTCGATAGCTAACGGCTATAGTTAGTACCCACTAACCTAGCAATCACACGGGTAGGTGCGGTACAGGTAAACCTGATCGCCCTTACTCCCACGGGTCACCACCACTACTCTATCTCTACTACTTTACTTTACTAAAGAGAAAGAATAATAATATATAGGTGTCGTCGCATCGACCAACTACACTATATCAATGGTGGTAACCATATTTTTAAAAGGCTAGCGACTTGCCAAAGTACAGTTAAGTGTACGGAATCGACTTCTCCGCGCAGCACTAAGGGCGGTCGCAATTCGAGCGGGAAACCTAGACCTAAGATAGATTTCATCAAACTACGGCAGTCTTACTGCCACTAAGCGAAGGTGTATTTATGCAAAGTATCTATGAGTTTGTGAATGCAAAGCCTGAGATAAAAGAATGGATCGAAGAGAGAGTGGCCGCCTCTGGCCTACTGGTGTTCCGCGATTTACTACGGAGTCCCGCGTCGCTATTCGAGCCGCCGCAGCGAATGCATAACCTGCTTGTCGGGCTGCATAGCAAAATCATGTCTACTGAACCATTGGAGCGTCTAATCGCCTCCAGCGCGGCCATATCGAACGATATCCTCGTACGAAGGGTAATAGACAACTCGATGCTGGAATTGACCAAGGAGCTTCGTAGTGGCCTTGTCGATCGTGGTCACTACACGACCGCTGCAAGCAATGGTGTCCCCGGTATACGGATCACACTCGCTAACCTGGACACCTATGTCCGCAACCATCACGTTCTTAAAAGGGTAGATTGAGATGAAAGGTTACAAATTGGTTTTTACGTCGAAAGATAAAGCCGAGTGTGCTGAGTTCCGCAGGTCGCGACCTGAGTTTGAAGGTAATCCGGCCACGGCCAGGTATTTCTTCACATTGGCTCCTGACGGCATCACGCATCAATACTGGGAATCTAAGAAGATTAACGAGGGTCGCATCAAGCCGCCATCAGTCGCCAAGCAGCGTGCAGCTAAAGCCACTCGCGCACGCCGTCGCCTCATCATGGAAATGGTGGTCCTGCTAGGCACCAGTGGGCGCGTAGCCAAGGATAAGCACACGCTATCGGATACTGAGTGGCTAATGGAAGTAAACCGAATTGCATTAGAAGTTATTAAGTTATAGCTAAACAATATTTGCACGCAAAGCGTGTGTTCGCTATAGTTGCCTCACACAAACGCAACTACCCGGAGCAGCAAGACATGACCATCGCCCACAAGAGCCTCAGCACCGCCCTAGCCGCTATCCCCGCGTGGGCGCAATCCATCCAGGTCAAGCGTACCAATCGCGCTTGGATCATCCACTGCTCGCGGAGTAAAGCAGCATGACCGATAGCCAGCTACTACGGCTCGCGCTGGAAGCGCTGCGCGCTATTACGCGGCTCGATGAGAGCAACACCACGCGCTACATTCGCCAATGTGATCACCTGGCACTGGAAGCGGTCATTGCGATTGAACACGAATTCGAAGATAGGGGTTTAAAAGCATGATCACAGCAACCAGCCTAAAGCACCCCATGCTCCGCGTTCGGCTTGATCTAGCCATGCGCGCGGCCACCTGGGAATCACGGCGCAACATTGTGGGTATCAGCCACGCCAGCGGAATAGACGTGGCGCACATACGCAACGGCTGCTGCTCCTTCTTTCGCTTTTTCGACAGCCGCGATCGAGATATTACGCAAATGGTATTGCACGCATTGCGTGCTAGTGTTACAGTCTAAACTCATTAACCCAAAGCACCAGGAGCACCATTATGACCACATTCACTCGCGCCCAATACCTAAACGACGAATGTACGCACGAACAATACTACGGGCAATTCGTAACAGGCCACCTTACCGACGCAGTAGTAAACCTGATCGGCCTCGATCGAATTAAAGCAAGTAGCGACCCGTACCTGAACGATATCCCGCTTAAAGCGTGGGATAACCTGCAACCTCTGGTTATGTCATTCGCTGGAGCCGCTATTGGCAAAGCTAACGGCTCCGGAGGTGTGGCCTTGTCCGATTGTGTATGTACGGCAAAGGCGGCTGCCCGTTACGCTAAGGCACATTGGAGTGAAACAAAATGACCAAGCCACTCGTGGGTTCAACGTATCGCACGGAATGTGGTAATGGTCGCGTAACCTATCGACCGGACTGGTCCGCTAGTTACCCGTGGGTGACCTACGTCAACGGGGTTGCAGGTCAACATTACAAAGACTTGGCCGGCGCGGTTACCCACTTCGCGCTGCGCAATATGACCTTGATCGATAACCACACATGATCCCCTGCCGCTGCAGGAAGTGTCGCGGGCGCCGGTCATTACGCCAGCACCCCGAGCACTACCAGCGCGAGCCACAATGCCAATGTGGTGGCCACTACCGGGTCGATGCGTACCGGATGCAGCACGGCGCCAATGATGGCCGCGCCCAATGCCTCTGTGATGGCGTGTGGTGGTCAATCAAGAATGGGCCGCACCGCGCTGGCACACGCGGCTGCAAATTGGAAGTAATACCTTTTTAAACCGGAGAACCAAGAGCATGGTCAAATACTGGAACGGCAAGCACTGGGTCGTACGGCTCGCAGATGGTCAGGAAACAGCGGGGCGCACCTACAATGCCGCGCGTGACCTGGCCGTGCGGATAATGCGCCGCGATGTGATCTACATGGTCGCGCGGGTGGTCAACCGTGGATAAATTTGTAACGTTTAGAGTACGGCTGCGCATACCCTCGATAGCGAGTAAAGACGAGTATGCTAAGGCGCTGCGGGTCAGTTTGCGCGCATGGGGTTTGGACGGCACGGTCGTCCCCACCATGAATAAAAGTAAATATCACCGGAGATTGAAATGAGCGCATCTAGTCCAACACCGGAGGCCATACGTTATGCCAGACGTACCGCCAAGCTAACCCAGCAGCAAGCAGGCTTTATGCTCGGCTGCCACACGGGGCGCACCTGGCAAGAATGGGAAGGGGGGCGCCGTAATATGCCGCCCGCCAAGTGGGCACTTTTTCAAATGCTAATCGGGAGCGCAACGTAATGCCAGAACTCGTAGGTCAAGACATAGCAAGCTGCCAAGCCGCAGTACTAATCGGCGATGCGACGAAGAGTCAGCAGCTCACGGCTGCGCGAGCGTGGGAGGCTGATAACCTACATCTTTTAAATCTATTGCGCGTACATCGCGCATACTGGAGCGAGAGAGATGGTTCAGCCTTAATTTCAAACTGCGATGGTAGAGACATATTGAGCTGGTGTGCGAAGGTCGACGCAGCCCTATCCCAATCCGAGGTGAGTGATGAGTAGCATGATCTGTAAAGCCTGCGGCCTACCAAAGTTTGTTGGGCCAGTTAGTTACTGTGGTGCGCAATGTAGCTGCGACTTTAAAACGCTGCCGCAAATGTATGATGCACAAACGGCTGAAATCGAATCATTACAGAGCCGGGTAAGGGAGCTGGAAGAGCGCTGCACATTTCTTACCAAACTCTATGATGGCCGTGAAGATGCCTTATCGAAAGCATATGCAAAGCTCGCAGCACGGCAGTCAGCCGAGCCTGTTGAAGCGATACTTTTATCCGATTGTGATGAAGGCCATGACCCTAGATATGGGCGCGTGTTTATCGCCACTACCGACAGTGTGCAATTGCTCTACGCCACCCCTCAATCGCTGCTAGAGGTGAAAGAAGAATGAAAACTATATATACGCCGAGAGAAGAACTGGTGTGTGGAAAACTCGACACGCTTGAGGACTTGCTGCGTGATATCGGTGAGCAAGCAATTCCCTGTTTGTACTTGACTGCTGATATCAGGCGTGACGCGCAGCGCATGGAGCAAAAGCTAATTTCAAGGAAAGAAGAGGTAGCACGCATCGAATCCGAAGTGCTGGCCACTCCATCGGCGGGCGCTGTGCCGGACGAAACCGGCTGGCTGATCGAGAACGGCGGCCAATTTGAAGAGTTGCGCTATCGCTTCATGGATAACGATGCGGGAGGTGTTATTGGTTGGACACCTGACCATGCTAAAGCGCTTCGATTTGCACGCCGTGCTGATGCCGAGCAGTTTTGTTACCACGACGAAGACGCTTGGCGTGTCGTTGAGCATATGTGGTGCGATACCACCTTCCCCATTGATGGGCGTGGTAAGGGGGAAGGTGAAGTTGCGTTCATTGATCCACCGGAAGCGATGACGCCAGAAAACATAGCGAAGATAGAAGCTGCTCTCGCTAAATTCAAAGCATCGCGTGATGAACCGCCTAAGCCGCAACCTGATTTCGACACTCGCACGCGTTACAGCGCCACCTCCCCCAATCAAGCACAGGAAGGATAGCTATGTGGCATATTATTTTTATTCTAGCCGTGGTGATCTGGACCGTCGTCGGTATCCTTGACGCCTTAGACGGCAAAGGCTGATTGTACCAACTGTAAATGGGCCGGCTCGGTGGCCAGTTGAGCATCGCTATACACTTTGGCGACAGCCGCCGAGCCGGTCAACAATGCATTGGGGTGCTCGGGTAACGTCCACAACGTTGACTTATGCCCGTCCGGCGCCACCGGGTTGTTGACCTGACCATTGGCTAATGCTGGGTGCCGGATATATCCCAACTCTTCCAGAATGGTAGCGCGCCGGTTGTGGCTGATGCTGCGCGCCAAACCAATATCCCGCAGCAGCAAGTCGAGCCAGTGCGTTGATATCCAGCCGGCGCGAAAGCCAACACGATCTTCTGCCACGGCGCGTAATATCTCTTGCTCCACGGTGCCCAGGCTGGCGCGTATGCTCTCACTGGTTGACGTGGTTCGCGGTGCGCGGTGACAATCGCGGGCAGGGTTGAGCGCGGCGGGGATCGGGTAGTTTTCGAGGTAGTTGGTCACGATCGCGTAACCGTCGCGCTTGAGCCACTCGTACAGGTTGGGGAAGTAATCTCCGTCCATACCGTCGCGCTTCAGATCGCCAACTGTTTGCTGCCGCGTAAAGAATGGCGCAATACCCCGGTTGTCGTCGGTCATTCGCACCGCGTCCTTGTGGTTGCTGTTGAGCATGAGGTTGCAGCAAATGTCCCGCGTCACCTGGTCTACCCCTTTCCCCTCGATGCTGGACTCCTCACCCGTAATGAGCGGCTTGAGCGCTTCCATGATTTCCTGCTTGTCGTGCGGTACATAAATGTCCTCGACCGCAATAAATATCTTGCCGTCCATCCACGCATTGAACTGGGCGGTGGCAAAGTCTTTGGCCTTGGGCCAGTGACAATGCTTTTTGCCGATCGCGGCGGCCACGCATTTACTGAGGAGTGTCTTACCGTTGCCGCGCGTACCTTGGATCAGCGGTGCCCATTTGAATTTAACCCCCTTGTGCTGCACCACCGCCGCCATGTAGGCCAGCAGAGCAGCGCGGTCGTTGTCATCGGGTAGCAATTTTTGCAGGTGTTCGAGGAAGGGCCGGGGGTTGCCTAACTTGCTGGGGACGATCACCGGCCAATAACTGTTGGCGACAATCTGCCCGCCCACATCCCACACTTCGCCCGGTGCGCGTGTCGGTTTGAACGCGGAGGTGTTGGCCTTGGGGAACTTGACCGCTTGCGATCCGGTGAAGCAATCCCACGCCGAGCGCGTTACCTTGTCGTTCTGCATGTCCAGCACAAAGGTCAAGCCACCGCGCATTACGTCAAAGCGCTCCTTGTTGTAGGCGTCACCCCCTGGAACCAAAATACGGTTGATATCGGCGACATACACGCAGCCATCAAAGAACGGCATCTGGTCGGACGGGTTGAGGAAGGTGGATCCGCTGGTCGCCTCCGCTGTGACCACCATTGATGGGGCTGCGGGCGCTGGCTTGTCCTGTAATACATCTTTTTGTTTGCTGATCGCACTCAAGATGGTGCGCGGCAGGTAATCGTCGCGATCCCACTTGTCACGGGTCAATTGCGAGCGTTTCATAATTCGCTGGATACGCGCGCAATCCTTACCGGTCCAGAAGGCGAGGTGTTGCGCCAGCGCGGCATCGGCACTGCTAGCATCGTAGCCTCGCGTGTCATCTGGGTAGGCTTTGCTCAGCGACACAAAGTCGGCGATCCATAGTTGATCAGGGGTCGCCTTGCTGCCGAATACCTGGGCGGCGCTCTTGCTGTTGCGCATACGCCGGATTAGATCGTCGTCGTCGGTTGGGCCGAGCCACGCGGGATCTGGTGCGGTCGTCCACGCCGCAGGTGTCTCATCGTCCGGGCGGCTAAAGTAGCGATCGACCACGGTGCGAATACCCATCGTGCAATCGGTTGCGGCTGATCCAACAACTTCGTGCCCACTCAATGCAACAAATCGCTTGGTGTTATAAAAAGTAAAGTCACTCCCCAGAGTGCTATCAGTTCGGTGTTTTGTGACACCCCCTGTTCCGAAAAAATGCAACCCCTTACCTGAAATTGACACCTCGCACGCGGCACCGGGAAGGAGCGCAAGAATTTCCGTGACCAACGGTGACCATTCCCCGTTGATATAACAGTTGTCTACGTCGAGGAACCAGAAGGGGTCATTGTCGGTAAAGACAAAGCCGACCTTGCCGCCACCGCACGCGTAGGCCGTCTCGTAGTCAGTCCATATGTTCGGGTCGTGTGCATTGCACAGCTCGCCGGTCTGCCAGTTGGTCGGTAGCTTGTCGAGTTTCCCCGGCTTGGTCGCACTCGGGCGCGTGGTGTAACTGATAAATTGACGGAAATGGGCGAACGGCTGCAACGCGACGGGTAGGGTCATGCTACACACTCCATGTACGCGCTTATAAATTCAGCAGCTACTTGAGGAACAATGGCGTTGCCGTAACCGCGCAGTCGCACCACGCGGGCGGGTACCCCATGAGCCAACGGTGGAATGCGGGGGTCGATACGCCTCGACCGGCCGTCCGCGCATCTTCCATAGTCTCCACCCCAAGCATTTTCACTTGTGCTGGCAGCATATTTTGCATCCCCGCCCCCGGTAGACCACTGGCGTCGTCGTTCGCAGAGGGACTCAGCCACCCAGAATAGTCGTTGCCGGATGTGCGGCGCGCCGACGCCCGCAGCGCACAGATCGGCAGCCCCCACGGCATGACCCAAGTCTTCCAAGTCAATGCGTATTCTGGCGAGCCATTCACGTCCAGCCGGGCTCGCAACTTGTTCTCCAAAGATCGTTGTAGGTTGGAGCTGGCAGACGAGATGGAAAAGGGCCGGCCAGAGATGCCGCTCATCCTCAAACCCAAGATTTTTGCCTGCCGAGCTGAAAGGTTGACAAGGGCAAGACCCCGTCCAAACTGGGCGAGATTCAGACCACCCGGCAAGAGCAAGGGCAAGTGGCCAACCGGTAATTCCTGCAAAGAAATGGCATTGTGTGTATCCGATAAGGTCATTTGGTTTTATATCCTCAATCGAGCGCGTATCGACAAATCCAAAAGGAATGTGCCCGGCGTCAATTAAATTTCTAATCCATTGCGCGGCGCGGGGATCGTTCTCATTGTAATAATTCATAGTAAGGCTTCCAAAGCAGCGCGCTTGACGTCGGGCGATAATCCTACGGCTTTGGGTTCACCGCACGCTATGCCTTGCGCAATAATTATTAGATCGTTCCGCGCAACGGCTGCGGACATAATGGCGCGGCGCAACTGGACCATTGTCCCGAATAATTTGGACACTTGCCCTTCGCTGACGTTGGCCACTTTGGCTAGCTGCACGCGCGTTAATTTGTTGTAACCGTGAGTCTGGCTCAAACGTAACGCATGATCGAGCAACACGGCTTTTGTGTGAATGACGGGTCTGCCGAGTTTCATAAATTACCCTTACTAAAAACCGCGTAACCGCCGCTGGCGTTGATCATTTCGGCCCAGCGCATTTGCGCTTGGTCGTGTGGGTCGTTCGGGTTGTATTTCCACCCTTCACGCTTACATTCGATCGATACGAACTGGCCAATGGTTTGACCAACCATATCAGCAGTAATAAGAAGAGGTCTGACGCCAATAAGGTCGCCCGATTTAACAAGGGTGTTGAGCTGCTTAGAATCGTTGGCCAATCCATAACGAACAGGCACACCCCGGCTGTCAACCAGCACCCCCACATTATTGCGGAAAAGTTTCCAACCAGCCTTGGCCGCCAATAATCGTACGTGCGCTTGTATAGTTGCTTCATTCATATCGCCCTCACTCGCTTGATTAAATTCTCTGCATCGACCCGGTTTAGCGTTTGCGCGGTGGCCACATCGATGCCGAATTGATGATAAAAACGTCGCTGTAACTCCGAGACTGCCTCTTGATCGGTACGCTGCGAATACAGACCCGCCCATTGAGCAATTGCGTCGCGCAACTCCACTTGGGCAGCATTTTTCAGCGTGTGATTTTTCATCACCGACGCGCGCACTACCCAATCGGCGCCGTACGGAATAACTGGCCCGCTATCAATTTGCGCGACGCAATTGCGCCAGCGTGGCCGCGTCCAGCTCGAACAAATCGCCATCGACAAACGCAGGCGACGAACGCACGGCGGGGACATTTTCGTAACCGCAATACGGGCACACTTTCAAAAACGCCTCGCGCGGGCTGGTGCATTGCGCGGCGCGGGGATCGTTCTCATTGTAATAATTCATAGTAAGGCTTCCAAAGCAGCGCGCTTGACGTCGGGCGATAATCCTACGGCTTTGGGTTCACCGCACGCTATGCCTTGCGCAATAAT